TAATAAAGTTTAGATGTTGAGTTTCGTATCCAACCTTTCCATGTATCACGTTCAACTTCGTAACTTTCTTTATTGATAGGTTCTACACTCTCATTATTTTTAATCTCTCCAAGAGATAAATTATGAGCTTGTAAAAGTTTTTGAACTATATCTGCAGCCATCATAGCTTCATTTTCAGAAGCGCCTTTATCTTTAGATACGGCCAAAAGCTTTTGTATTTTCTTTATTATATCTTCTTTTGACATTTCTACCTTTCTGTTTATTTACTTATAGTATATTTTATTCTAATTTCTTTTGCGACAATATTATCTTTATTGTGTTCCAATCTTTAGCAAGTGCACGTTTTTCAAATTCTTCTTTAGATACTCCTATTGCTAAATCATTTCCATCTTTACCATCAAATAAATAAACTTCTCTATCTTTCTTTACTAAAATAAAAACTTTACCTCCACATATACTATAAGTTCTATGCCAAGCTAATTGTTCAACGGTTATTTTTAATTTAACTTTTGTATTATCTCTTTTAGGAGTTTTAAGATATTTACCTTCAATCCAACCTGATACACCATTTACACAATAATGAACGTCAGGGATTCCTCGTTCTATTTGAGTTTCAATACGTTGAATAAAAAAATTATTTAATTTATTTCTTATCTGTTTCCAGAGTAGTTTTTCCATCAAATTTACATACAGGGATTGACTTCATCTTATGTAAATTCTTAATTCTAAGTTCTAAATATTTAGTATAATTCTTATCAGAAGGATCTTGCATAGCTATTTCTAATTCTTTATAGCTCATTCCTAGTTGATCAACGTCTGTTCTGCCATCTGACCATAACCCATCAGTTGGATCTGCCATAATAATATCCTCTAATATTCCTAACTCTTTACCCATTTTCCATACATCTGTTTTTAAACAATCGCCAATTGGAGATACATCTACTCCTCCGTCTCCATATTTAGTAAAGAATCCTACACCAAAATCTTCTATTTTATTTCCAGTTCCAACTACTATTCCGTTACAAGAAGAAGCTATTTGATATAAACACATCATTCTTAATCTAGCTCTTGAATTAGCTAATCCTAGTTGAGATGTAAATTTTCTATCAATTAAAGTATTTTCAAAAGAATTAAAAGTATAAGTTAAATCAACTTCAACTCCATAAGCATTTTTAAATTTATTAGTAAGCCAATTTTTATGTGCTATAGATAAATCATGTTGTTCAGGTCTTTGATGTATTGGCATACAAACAAGTAAAGTTTTAAGTCCAGTCATTGCTGATATGGTACTTACTACAGATGAATCAATTCCGCCTGATATACCTACAACTAAACAATTAGCTGGATTAGGCATTTCAGTTACATAATTAAAAATCCAATTTTTTATATGTTCTATTCTATCTTTTGGTTGCATATTCCTATTGGTATATATTTAACATCATCTTTAAGATTTAAGTACCTAAATGGATCAATGATTACTGAATCTTTATGAAAATAAAAATGATGAAAAGCTTCATGTTTAGTTCCTATAAAAAATAATTGTGCTCGATCATTCCACCCATATTCTTTTGCTGTTTTTTCTATATTGCCATCAACGTATGGATCCCAAATTTTTATTGTAATACCATATTCTTCTAAAATAGTTTTAAGAAGTAATGAAGGACTTCCTAAAGTTAAAGTAGTTTCAGGTTTAAAAGATTTACCTAAAATATTTATTTCTAATCCATTTCTATTTTGTATAATTAATTTTGCTAACCATTCAGTTTGATGTTCACGTTGTTTCATAATCATATCATACCAATTAAATGATAAATCTAATTTATTTGCAAGATACGATAGAGCTATATTATCTCTAGGGTGACAACCACCTCCGTCTCCCATTCCTCCTTGTAAATATTTATTACTTACAATTCTATTTGTACAAAGTGAAAGAGCTTTAGATACTTCATCTACATTAGTGTTAGGAAGATAATGACATGTTTCCATAACTGTATTAATCATAGAAATTTTAGTTGAAATAAAAGTATTATAAACTACTTTTATTAATTCAGCATTTTCTAATGTGGTTTTAAAAAAAGGTTTATCATTAATTGTTTTATAAAATTCTTCAGCTTTTTTTGCTGCTTCTTCATTTTCAACTCCAAATAATATAATTTCACTATTTAAAAAATCTTGAATAGTAGTACCCATTGCTATAAAGAAAGGATTATAACAAAGTTTAATATAATTATTTAATACAGGCATTATCTCTCTACGAATAGTTCCCGGGAGAACAGTCGATATTATAATTACAACAATTTCTTTTTTATGAAACATAGCTTCTATAGCTAAATTTCTTAATCCATTTCTTAAATGTTCGTAATTAAAATCAGCTCTTTCTTTAGGTATTCTTGTAATACCTTCGTATTTTTCTTCATGTGGAGTTTGAATAGGGACAAAAATTATATCACAATCTTTGACTATATCGCTAATGTTTTTTATTTGAATATTCGATTTATTTAATAGTTCTTGAGCACCTTCTTCTTTATAATGGAGGGTTTTTGTTCTTATTCCTTTTAATGTAATTGGACTAATATCCGTTCCGCAAACGTTATGTCCTTTATCTTCTATAGCAAGAGCTACTGGAAGTCCTAATTTTCCTAATCCTAAAAATCCAATATTCATTATTTAGCAGTGCCCCAACTATCTCCTTTCTCTACATCAATTTTTAGAGGCACTTTAATATCTACACAGTTTTTCATTATTTGTATAGCTTCTTCAAAACATTTTTGTTTAGATTTATCAACTGAGAAATCAAGTTCATCGTGTATAGTTAATTTAATATCTATTTCATCTGTAATACCTGATTCATATATTTTAAGCATTGCTGCTTTAGTAATATCAGCAGATGAACCTTGTATTAAAGCATTTAAAGCTGTATGAGTATAAGCTCTCTTTAATTCACTATCAGGATATCTTTCCATAGCTTCTGCTTTTGAATAAGCTGTATTACCATAACTATCTTTAGGTTCCCATTTATCAAATCTTCTTTTTCTTCCTAATAAAGTTTTAATATAACCTCTTGTACTTGCAACATGAGATACTTGTTTAGATAATTCTTTAACAAAAGGAACTTTAGTATGATACTTGTTAAATAATTCATAAGCTGAATCATCATCTAATCCTAACTCCCTAGCTAATTTTTTATTACCCATTCCATAAAATAATCCTAAGTTAATAGTCTTAGCTTGTTTTCTTTCGATACTAGCCATTTTTGCAACCATATCGTGAAAGTCAGTTTGATCATTAGTTAAAAATTCTTCTTGAACTTTTTTAGCAGATTCCATATTTTTAATAACAGCGTAATGAACTAATACTCTAGGTTCTTGTTGAGAATAGTCAGCGCAATACCAGTCTTGATTTTCTTCTGGAATAAATAAACTTCTGATCAACGGCCCAAGCTCAGGGTCTCTAGCAGGTACTTGTTGTAGATTAGGATTACTAGAACTAAATCTACCTGTTACAGTTCCCATAGAATTAAATTGACAATGAATACGACCTCCTACAGCTTTCTCTAAAATCATATTCTTTATAAAAGTATTTCTAATTTTATCCAATTTTCTAATATCTAAAATAGTTTTAGATATTCCATCATTTTGCTGCTCAAGCCAATCTTGAGTGAAAGATGCAGTTCCTTTTTCTGTAAAATTATATTTAATTTCATTCTTATCATATGCTTGTTTTAATGATGCATTTGCCCAAATATTTACATCATGTCCTCCTACTTTATTTAGCTGATCTTGAAGTAAGTGTTGTTTTTTTTCTAAATCATAATAAAGTTTCTCTGCTTTTTTAAGATCAATTCTTACTCCACGTTTTCTTATTTCAAAAAGACAAGGTATTAATCTCATTTCAAAATTAACTATATCCTCTACGTCTTCAGTCTTTATTCTAGGTAATTGTTTTTGAAATATTTGAAGTGTAAGTAAAGCATCTTCTTTAGCATATTCTCTTACACTATTTGCATGTAACTTCCATAAATTTTCTTTAACTTTAGCTTTTTTACCAAAGTTAAATTGTATAGCTTGTTCTAATTCAGCTTCATATTTAGATTTTTTTAAATAGTATTGACTTAAAGATTCAAGAGAGTATTTAAGCTTGTTTTCGTCTAATAGGTGCTCTATAGCTTGTATATCATATATAGAATGGTGCTTCGTAAAGGTCAATCTTGAATCGTGTGAATTTAGCCACTCCATGTCATATAAAGCATTAGCAAATACGAGCTTTTTCTTTAATTTAAGTAATTTGTCAATAAAATCAACTACTTGATCGTTATTAAGATTTCCTCCACCTTCGTGTGCAATTGGAAAATATTCATTATAACCACTATCTGTGGCTATAGATATACCAACTAATTTACCATCTTTTCTAAAACCACCTGGTCCTAAAGATTTAAGATTAGGATCATGTGTTTCAGTGTCAATAGCTATAATATTTGATTTTTCTAATTCAGAGAACTTGAACATTTTCCTAATATAATTTCTTTATTAATGTAAGCCCAAGATTGACCGCCATTATCCATCCAAAACTTTCCAACTGTATCAAAGTCAACATATTTTTCAAAAGTTATTATTCCTTCTGCTGAAGTATTTAATAGAAGTTTAACACAATGAATACAAGGACTAAGAGTAGTATACACATATTTTATTTCATATACGTTTCTACATTGAAGTAATGCGTTCTGTTCAGCGTGAATAGCTTTACAAATATCTAAACCTTCACCTGATTTTAAATGAGCACCAGGACATGGAGTATCTATACAATGTTCAGTATGAGCAGGTCCTCCATTATAACCAGTAGCTAAAACATGTCCTCTTTCATTAATTAAAACACAACCTACTTTTCTTCTAGCACAAGTTCCTCTTTCTGAAACTAGATTTGCCATTTTCAGAAAATACCAATCTTTTGGAATTCTATAATTATCCATTTTTAATTATTTGTAACTTATCAGAAAGAGTAAGTCCATCTTCTTTTCCTATTTTTATATCAGCAGCTTGATATAAAGTTTCTACTATTCTCATAGGATTTAATTTATACTTTTCAAGTAAATCATTAAAAGAAAAATCACACTCATAGTTTTGAATTCCTGCTCTTACGATATTAGCATCTTTTAAATTTGTATCGTATAGATGACGACTACCTGCGTTTATATATAATTTTCCTAACTTACATTGAATTCCTAAATTATTTAAATGACAAGCGATTACGAAACTGATTGCACTAAAATTAAAACTATCGTAAGGAAGACCTAACCATACATCGTTACTTCTCATTGTAGTTATACAATGTAAATATAATTCATCACCTCTAGGTCTTAAAAAGAATTGCATAGCTACAGTACATGGAATATCTTTACTTGATCTAGGATTCTCTCTCCATATAGTAAGTACCGCTTGTCTTGAATCTTTATCTTTTTTAAGTGTATCTATAATATAACTTATTTGAGTTATAATTTTAGGACCATAAGCTCCGAAGAAAGTTACACCATCATCACTAAATCTTTTTATATTTTTCATATACTTTGAAATAGTTAAAAGATCATTTCTACCATCTAATATCCATGCTGCTTCGCCAAACATAAAACTATAATTTAAATTTCTTTCTCTAATACTTATGATTGGCAAATTCATATCAATTTGAAAAGAATGATTTAATTTTTCATAAATTTTTAATTGACGAGGTGCACACTCATAATCAAATTCTCTTATTATTTCAACTATAAAATTTTTATAATCTTGATCTATTTGATTCATATACTATTTACAAAAGCCGTTTCTTCTATTTTTTCTACAACTCTATTTAAATCATGACCTTCTTTAAACATATCATAACGAACAAAATCTTTACGGTCTTTTAAAGGACATAATAAAGATAAAAAACTATTTTGTTTAGGATGTTTATCTTCCCAACAATTTAAATACATATCAATAACTTTATCAATATCATCATATTCTTCATGTCTAATTTTTTTATTTCTATTATGATTATCTTTTACTTTTTTAGTATCATCAGGTATACACCAAACGTATATAGCTCCTTCACGATTTAAATATCTCCATATACTATAAGCATCATAAGAAGGACCTTCTCTATAAATATAAGAATAACATTGTTCAGATGGCCAATGTCTATCTAATATAACTAATTTTCCTTTTTCTTTCATTTTAACAGCAAGTCTTGCAGCTGCTGTATGCCATAACTCCATATTATTATGTACTCTTAAATGAATATAATAAGAGTTAGGATATAACTCTTTAAATTTTTTAGCTAATGTAGTTTTACCAACTCCATCAGGTCCTTCTAATATTATTATCCTAGCAAGCATTTAAAAAATTCTTTAGTCCTTTCTTTAGTCCAAAACTTTTTCTTTAATATATAAGCTTGACTACTTATTAATTCTTTTAATTCTTCATTACTACCGTTTTCTATAATTTTTAAATCAATATTTAATCCTAAAACTTTAGCTTCTTCTGGATGTGCATATATAATATTACCAGCATCGTTTGCTATTTTATATCTAACTCTCCACCAACCACTTCCTTTCATAGTATGATAATGTGGAGGACTAATCATTCCCCATACTTTTTTATATTCTTCAAATAATTCGTGTTCTTTTAAACGTACTTGTTTTTCTTTTACATTTCCAAATCTTTTAACATTCCAATTAAATACTTGCTTATTAAACCAACTATCTTTACTTACTAAACTTGCAAGTATCCATGCTTTTTCTCTTTCTTTATTTTCTTTTGAAAATAAATTATCATTATCAGTATGATTTAAATAAGTATCAGTATAAGGTGTAGGATCCCAATTAATAATTTTATTCGCTTTTATTCCTAATTCATCATAATTACCACCATCGTAAGCTGGTACTAATAAAGTATGCGGCCATTTTTCAAAAGCAAATGTATCAACTAAATCTTCTATTTCTTTTTTATAAGGTTGTGCTTCGTCCCAATAAACTTTACCAACAGGATTTCCAGCTTGACTTACTTTCTTCCATATTCTCCAATGTCCTCTACTAAAAGTTCCAAATCCACTTACTGAATCTTTAGTTTGCCAATCATCTATAGATACAATAGCATCAGGTCTTTTAATTATAGTGTATGCAGCTCCATACCAATATCTTGCTGATAAACTATTAGGACCAAATACGAATACAAATACCTTATCATACATTGATACATCTTCTCCCGGGATGATCGCTTTATGAATTACTTCGTGTCCTAATTCTTTTAAAACAGTAGGGAGTATTCTAGCAGAAGTTGCAATATTTAATGGACTGCGAGCAGTTCCAATTGATAATGCGTTAAATCCTGTTACTAAAATTTTCATTTATTTCTCTTTCTTCTTCTATAATTTTTTCTATATTAGGAGCTTTCCAATCTTTAGGTTTTACAACGTCAAATTTAGTTCCACGTTTTCCTGTTTTATCTTTAGCTCTAATCTTACTCATATTAGCTTTTTGAACTTCGTTCCATGCTTTTTCAAATGGTAAATTAAATAACCAAGCCGTTCCTAAAGCTATATAAACTATGTCAACTAAAGCATCTAAAGCTCCAGCTGCATCTTTTTTAGTTATAGCATTAGTATATTCAGCAAGTTCTTCCATTAAAAAAGCAGTTCTAAAATTAATAAGTTCACTATTACTAGGTATATCAATCTTTTCATTCTTTTCAAAGCCATATTTTTTATGGAAATTATCTATGTCTTTTAATATATCTGTCATATCAATCTTTCTTGCTCAGGTGGTTTTCTAAAATCAACCACTTGATGTATTTCTTTATTTTCTTTTTTACTTTCTATACTATTTTTAATTATCCTTGCTACATATTCAGCTACAGGTGGCATAACACTTCTCGCAATTTGTGAACCTATAGTAGAAACTGGTCCTTCCCAAATATAATCATGAGGATAACCAGTCATATAAGCTAATTCTTTATGTCCGAATAATCTATCTTCAGTTGGATGTATATAAAAACCTCCAGCTATAACTGGTATATGTTCGTCACTCTTTAATCTCCATTTCATAAACTGAGGTCTACCTTTTACTCCTCCTCTCATTCCTCCACGTTTCCAAGTTTCTGGAGGATTATATCTTTCCCAAGTTACTCTTAAACTTTCTCCTTGTTTACAATGTTTTAAATAAGGAATTTCGTTTTTTCCTAACTTCATTAAATGTCCTATATCTTTTTTATGTTCTAATTTAAAATTTTTAAGAACATCTCCTGTAGTTGGTAACGGAGAAAAATTTAAAGGTCTAACACTTAAATGATACTTAGTTGCTATAAAAAAAAATCTTTTACGACTATGATTTAATCCAGTATAGCCACCGTCAATTAATAAATGAGTAGTATAATATCCAAGTTCATTTGCTTCTTTAGTTAATTGTTGAATCATTTCATATCCGCCATTCTTACTATAAACTCTAGGAACTGATTCAAGTACAATAGCTTTAGGTTTTAAATCTTTTAATAAATTAAAAGCATTTCTCCAGCATGCTATTCTAGGGTCATCTCTCCAAGCCATTGCTCCTTTTTGAGTGGATCCTAAATTAGACCACGGAGCACACGGCGGGTTACAATAAATAAAATCTACTTTATTTTTAAATTTTTCTTTAGGCCAATTTTCTTCACCTTCGTAATATTCAACATTAGGAAAATTAGCTTGAAACGTTTTTTTATAAACTCCAGGTTTCATTTCAAAATGAGCTAAAATATCAAAATGTTTTTCAACTCCTAATGCAAATCCACCTGCGAATATATATGCTCCTAATGCTTTCATTAATGTATTGTATAACTATACTTCGTTTCAGGCTGTAGAATGAACAAATTCTTTTTAGCTCTAGTTACTGCAACATAAAATACTCTATGTTCATCATCGGGTTCTACATTTAATCTTTTCCAAGTTTTATAAGATATATCACTAATTACAATAACATTATCACTTTCACCACCTTTAATAGCGTGTATAGTAGATAATCTAATCCTTGCTTTATTTTTAAATATATCTCCAGATTTAACTAAAGATTCAAACATTAACATATCTTCAGGATCAAGTCCATGAATTATTTCTCTCCAATCTCCATTTGCAAGTAATCCACAATTTTCTTTTAAATACTCTAAATTAAATTCTAAATTTGTATCTACATCTTTTAATGATTTAAATCCACGTTTAATTCCTACGTTACTTCTTAAACAAGAATATAGTTTTTGAAGTTCTTCAAAAGAAATAGTTTCTCCTTTATTTAATTTGATCCATGATCTAATGGCTACGACAAATTTATTAGCTTTAAATTCTTGATATCCTCTTTCATAAAACCAACCCATACGTTTACAATAAGATTCAGCTCTATGTAATTGATATCCTGATCTTGCTAATACTAACCATTCTCCTGAAGTCATATCTACTTCTTCTATAGAAGATATTTCAGTTATACTTCCTTCTTCATCTTTAGAAGTCCATTCTTTAGATTGTCTTAATGAAATTCTATTAGTAATATTACAAGCTAGTTTATGAATTACTTTAGGAAGTCTATGACTTTTAGGAAGAACTTTAACTTCACCTTTTATATTTAAAAAATTAGTTACGTCAGCGCCTGACCATTTATAAATAGCTTGATCATCGTCACCTGCTATATATCTCAATTTACAATTCTTAGTTAATTTTTCTATTACTTTCCATTGTTTAATAGTTAAGTCTTGTGCTTCATCTACAAATACTATATCTAAATCAGGTACATACTCTTGTTCTAAAAATACATCTAACATATCTGTAAAGTCAAGAAGATTTTTAGTTTTTTTAAAATTAGAATATGATTTACTAAAATAGTCTTGCTCTTCCCAAGAGTGTTCACACTCTAATTCTTTCCATACTGATTTTAAATCTCTTTCACTTGATCTAGCTACCTCGTCACAGAATAATAATAAATCACCTTTTTTACTTCCAATAATAAGTCCTGAATTATCTTCCTCTGATACTCCGGTCATTTCTACTCTTACTAATTCACTAAATTCTTTTATACGTTCTCCTTTAAATACTTGACCACTATTAATATTTAATGCTCTATAACATAGACTATGTATAGTTCTAAAATATTCTAAATCATCTTCTGATAATTTAAATTTTTTAATAACTCTTGATCTTGCTTCTTTAATAGCTCTGCGTGTAAAAGAAAAAAATCCAATTCTATTTGCTTTATATCCTTCTGCTATTTTTTCTTCTAATATTTTTAATAGTTCTGTTGTCTTACCAGTACCAGGACTTCCAAATATCTTTAAAGTTTTATTGTCCATGTTTTTTATGAATATTAACTAATACTTGATGTTGCTTATTGGATAATAAAATATGTTCTTCAGATTTATTTAACTTTTCAATTACACTATTACAAAATTCTAATTCCCAAGTATTTAATTTAGTTGTATCCATACTCTTTAAAAAATTAGTTAAATTTTTATATTTCTCTCCTTCAATTTTTTTTAAAAGTTCATTAGGTATTTCTCTAGGAGATACGTTCTCTATTTTTAAATTCATCATATGAAAGTAAATCATACGACATACGTTCACGTCAGTTAAAGCATCATGCCAATCATGATAACCTACACTAAAAAAGAACTCATGACATTCTTGTAATTTAGGAAATTTATAATCTTTATACTTACCTTGTAGTTTCATTTGATCTTTTGCCATCATCATTGTACAAAAAATATTATCTGGCTTTTTAAATTTCATATGAAACACATTAAATGCTCTTTCTATTATTTGTAAATCAAAAGCTGTATTATGAGCTACTAAAGTATCAGCTCGACCTAATAGTTCTGAAAAAACTTCTAAAGCTAACTTTGTTGGTATGCCTGTACTTTCAGCTTCCTCTGTAGTTATTCCATGTATATCAGATGCTTCTTTAGGAATATCAAATGGTATATGACTAGGTTGTATTCTAAAAGATATTTGAGATACTACCTTTTCTTTATTATCACAAAGTTGAGCTGCTAAACTAACAAGATGAGGTTGTTCTGGATGATCTGATTTTAAATCTCTACGCCAAAGTCCATTAGTTTCTGTATCAAAGAAAAGAATCATGATCCCTTTCTTAGAGATAATTCAACCCCTTTTACTTGAACTTGATTATCTATTTTATTTTTATCTCTATCATTTTCTAAAAATAAAATTGCAGAAGTTAAAGCATCGTTATTTACTTCCTTTTTATTAGCATGATCAAGTAATATATTTATAGCTTGTTGTTTATTCATATGCTTCCTTTTCTATATTTGGTTGTTTAAATTCTTCAGTTTGAGTTTGAAAATTTTTAATAGACCATACGTTTACAAACTTTCCTTTAATCTTTCTACCTATATGATTAGCTCCTAAATTTTTTAAATAAGCAGTTATTTCATGTAATTTAAATTCTTTAAATCTATGTCTATCTAAAAATTCCATAAAATCATTAATTCTAAACTCTGTATTTATTTCTAATATAATAGCTTTACCTCTAAGTAAATCTTCAGGTTCAGTAGATGAACTTGATCCAGTACAAAATCTTTCTAATAATTCATATAATCTACCCTTATTACTTGAATCAGCTGGAGCATCTACTTCTTCTAGTCTTTGCATTAAATCATTAATAGTTTCTACCCACAACTTTTCATTAATTTTAGGAAGTAACATATTAATATTTTCAAATACTACTTTTTTAAAATCTAAAAAACTGTAGATATGATTACTTTCTAATGGACCAATTCTTTTTTCGTTTAAAGTTAAATAGTAAGTAGGAGGATCAGTTAATATTTTAGTTATTCCATTAAGTGATGGCATTTCTCCATTATCATTAATTCCAAATTTACATGTAATACACTTAGGTCTATTACATACAGAGTTAATAGGTGATTCACTACATCTATAATTATAATTTTTAGTTTTTAAACTCTCTAATGTATTAGTAAATTCTCTAGGTTTAAGAGGAGGTATTAAATATTTTTCATTATAATCTTCTAATTCTTCTTCCCAATTCTCTGGATCTTTTTTTCTTAAATAAACTCCTAAATTAAATAATCCATTATTTCTTCCGCCCTCACTTATTCCACCCGAAGCTAATAAATGTTGTAAACAAGGAGGTCCTCCTGGAAGTTTATCTTCAGAATTATCTAATTTTTTTATAAAACTTAAATCAATTTCATCTAAACTTTCTACTGAAAATTTGTGAACCCATTTAATAAAATTTTCTGGTGATAATACTTTACCATCATATAAAGCATAACGTTCAGTTTCAACTCCTCCAAAATAAGGCATGTTAAGCCAATTACCCACATCTTCTTTAGTTAATATTTTATCTTGTAATGGTCTTAAATCATATTTATTGAATCCAAATGCTTTAGCAATCTCTTTTAATTTTTTAATCATATGAGTTGCTGGAATAAAGTTTTTAGAAAATAAAAAAATATGCCCTCCTCCACTTTTAGAACGACATATAATTAAATTCTTTTTAACAAATGACTTTGAAATTTTTTCTAAATCTACACCGGCATAATCATCTACATCAAGACATGCCCATTTACACTTACTTTCTTCATTTATTGGAACTACACCTAGACCTATTTTACCTTCTAGGTGTAATTTCCATAAATCTTTTGTATAAGGTTCTCTAATAGTATTTCCAAATCCGTCAAGCTTAACTCCTTTAGTTTGAGTAATGGTAAATTTACCATAAGCACGAGTTAGACCTGGAAATACATTAAAGAAATCGTCAGACAACATAGCTTAAAAAGGTGCTTCTTCGTTATCGTCAGAATCATCAGTTACAGGTTGATCAACTTCTACAGGTTCAGATGCTTTAACTTTGCCTTTGTCCACTGATTCAGCTAGACCTTCAGCTTGACTAAATACATCTTTACTATCAATTTGACCTATTTCTTCTATTTTATATTTAAACCAACTACCCAAGTCATTCTCAGCTTGAACAGTAGAAAGATTAAATTTATATAGAAAACTAGGTGGATCAATAGTTTGACCTTTAACATTAATCTTTTTCATTTTAAGAAGTGTATTCCACTTTCTTGAAACTGAAAGATTACTAGAAGTCATATTTAATACAGCAGGTTCATGTGTACCATCTTCTTTTTGAAGAAGCACAAAGTGTTCTGCAGTATCAACTATTTGATTTTTACCTAATAAAGATTTTCTAGTTTTAGGATCAGTTTTAGTATTAGCAGGTTTCATATCATGAACTGCTACTAATCCGCCACCATCTTCTCTAGGTACCCACTCTACATAGGTTTTTCTATATCCACAAGGAATAACTTCAATAGTGTTACCATATACAGTATTAGTAACAGTATTAAAAATCATACCTTCTTCAGCTCCCTCAATATACTTTTCATCTTTTTTCTTTCTTTGAGGTGAACCTGACTGAACTATAGCTAGTCTAGGAATTGTAATATCATCGTTAGTGACATTCTGTAATCCTTTACCGGCATTTTTCAGAATTAAATCAGCATTAATGTTACCTACTAGAGATCCATTACTTGCTGGTTTCTTTACTACTTGTTTTACTTCAGCCATTTATTATTTCTCCTTTCCGAGTTTTACTTTTGCTATACTGGCTTCGTACACACTAAAATATTGTTCAGGTAATGTTTCACCTAAAGAATATCTTTCTTTAGCAAAAGCTTTTAATGTACCAGGATGCACGGTCGACTTTTCTTCATACGGGATATTCTTAAAATTTTTATTAAGAAGTCCTATAAGTTTATCAGCCTCATCGTACTCTCCTTTTGCAAAACTAACTTTAACATCATGTTTAATTAGTTCAGCATGACCATTTTCTTCTAACCATTTAAGAGCACCTGCTCTTTTATCATCTGGTATAGAACAAAATAGTTCGTCTTTAACTACAATTTGACTTCCATCTGCAAGATCAAATCTAGTCATATTATTACACGATGCCATAGCATCAGGTAATTCTTTTTCTTCTATTTCTCGAATTTCAGATTTTAAGACTTTTAATCTTTCTTCCTCTTTTTCAAGAACTTTCTTTTTTTCTATTAATTTATTACCAATAGCAGTAACTATTTCTAGTCCTCCTTTTGGTAAAGTTTTCTTTTTCTTATGCTTTTCTACGGCGTCAAATATCCATTTATCCGACATAGTCTTCATTCTCCTTTCTGTTATTATAAATATCTATCTCAACTGGATAGTAAGCTCTATGCTCTCTATCCCATTTGAGTATTTTTAGTCTACCATTATTTATATCAGAGGCAACTATTGATGCAATTGCAATAGCTACAGGATCTCCCATTGCGAGTAAAAAATCAGAATCATTAAAATCTTTTAATTTCTGTTTCATTAAACGTACAACAGGATCAGATGAAAAAGTTATTTGCTTATACGGTCTTAGTAAAGCAATTAATTCGCCATACCTACCGGCTGCAAGAACATTTACATTTGGATTTTCTTGCACTATAAACACTTTCGCCATTTCTTTTCCTTTCTTTTTTTGATTTACTTTATACTTAAAAAGTTTATATTTTAAAAAATTAAATTAGAAAACAGAAAGTTTTATATGCAAGTACAATTTGTTGATGAAAAAGATTTTGTAGAATACAAATTTAAAACTAAACCATACAAACATCAATTTGATGCTTTTATGATTAGTAAAGATAAAGAGAGCTATGCTCTTTTTATGGAACAAGGAACTGGTAAGTCTAAAGTTATAATAGATAATATTGCTTATTTATTTCGTAAAGGAAGTATTGACACCGTTGTAATAGCGGCACCTAAAGGTGTATATCGTAACTGGATAGCTTCTGAATATGAAACTCATATGCCAGATGATGTAAGAGAATTTACAAGACTTCAGATATGGTCTCCTGCTGAAACTATTTCTAATATAGATAATCTAGTTGAGTTTTTAAAAGAAAGTAATAAGTTAAGATTTTTCGTAATTAATATAGAAGCTCTATCTACAGAGAAAGGAAAGAACTATGTTCATAGACTATTAAATACAGGTAAATCATTTTTTGTAATAGATGAAAGTTCTAATATAAAGAATAGAACTGCGAGAAGAACTAAAAATTGTCATAAATTATATAAACTAGCAAAATATAGAAGAATATTAACTGGAACTCCAGTGACCCAAGGTCCGTTAGACTTATGGTCTCAAATGCATTTTTTAGATCCATACATATTACAAAATAGTTTTTATGCTTATCGTAATACCTTTTGTGTAATTAGAAGAAGAAGATTAACTACTCATACTTTTGATGAAGTAGTAGGTTATCAAAGATTAGAAGAACTTCAAGAAATTTTAAAGCCATATAGTTTTAGAGTAACTAAGGAAGAGTGTTTAGATTTACCTCCTAAAGTAAAAGTAATAAGACATATAGAAATGACTCCAGAGCAGAAACGAATGTATGTGACTTTAAAAAAGAGAGCTATAGTAGAGCTTGAACGTGAAAAGATAGTGTCTGCTCCTCTTATAATCACACGAATTTTAAGATTACAGCAGATATTATGTGGTTTTATTAAATATGATAATGGAACTGAAGAAGTAATAGAAGGTGAAAATCCTCGTATACAAGAACTATTAGATGTTATTGAAGAGACACAAGGTAATATAATTATATGGGCTACTTATAGAAACTCAATTAAATTGATCCGTGATTCAATAGCTAAAGTATATGGAGCTAGTAAAGTTGCAACTTTCTTTGGTGATACTGAATCTGAAGAGAGACAAGAGATAGTTAAGAATTTTCAAAGTGGAGAAATAAGATTTTTCGTAGGTCAACCTAGAACTGGTGGTTACGGTATAACATTAACTAATGCTAAAACTGTAATTTACTTTAATAATACTTATGATATGGAAGTAAGACTACAATCTGAAGATAGAGCACACCGAATAGGTCAAAAAGATAAAGTTACTTATATAGACTTTGTGTGTCCTAATACTTTAGATGAAAAGATTATTCAAGTATTAAATAATAAGAAAAAACTAGCTGACGAAATAACCGGAGATAAGTGGAAGCAACTATTTGCTTAATTCTTAATTTCTTTAATACGTTTAACTCCGTGCTTATCTACTTCTATAACCGCTTCAATTTGTTTACATTGCCATTGAGTTGAATTTGGATTTCCATCTCTTTCAACTTTACGTTTTTGTTCTAAACAATCAGCAAGATTATTTTTTGGAGAATAGTTTTCAAGATTACCATTAAGGAACATTAATAAAGCAAATATTATTTCACCCATTACTTACCCCGTAATGTATCTAATTCTTTTTCTAATTTATCAACTTTTTTTTCTAATTGAGCTATAAGAACTTTAGTGTGCACATTTTCTTCTAATTGTTTAGAATGTTTATCAATTGATTTAGCTTGATACTCAATCAACATATACATCTCTTGGTTCTTAGGAGTTTGTTCAGCTTTCTTTAATAAATCTTGTGCCATTAATTTTTCATTAGTTTCTAATCTATTTAATCTTTCAACAATTCCAAAATAAGTCCAGACTGCAACAACGATAGCAGATACAATAGCTACAATATTTTTAATTGGTAAAGATACTTGTGTTTGATCACTTACTTTAAATTCACTACTCATAATTATTCTTTAGGTTTATTTGCCATAGTTCTGGCAACTGATTCAGCTGATCGTCCTACGACATACCCTCCTAAACCTATTTGGAGTAAAGTCCAAACATCCCCTGGAAGATCAATAGTAATAGCTGCACCAAAAAAGAATTTTACTATTGGACCAAATATATAATTCCATATTAATATAAATATAAGTACATACATAAGTAATGGTCTCCATGATGATGCAAACCAACCTGCTTTAGCTTCAGCTTCTATAATTCTAGCAGCCGCTTGTAATTCTTGTGTATTAGATTGTAATAACTGCGTTTGTAAATCAGCTTTTAACTTAGCTTGTAAATCTTTATCTGGTACCGATTTTTCTATTGTACTAAATAGTATTTTAGCTAATGGTGCAACTGCTCCTAACATTTGTAACATTATACACAACTCCTTATTATATTTGATAATTCTTCACAACGTTTTGGCGTTTGTTTATGCCAATTTGAATCAAGCATTTGATTTGCAGCTTCATTATAATCTTGATTATTTAAAGCTTCAAAAAACTTTTTAAATTTACTTACACCAGTTTTACCTAATTGAAATACCATTTCTATTATCACTCCTTTTACTGTAGCTAAAACTAAACCTAAACTAGAAGTTAATTCATTAGCTCCTTCTACAGCTTTATTAAAATCTTCATTAAATACTTCTTCTAGTTCTTCTATACTATATTCTACGCCTTCTTGAAAGTTGTCTTTTTGTGTAACTAAATGACCATAGCCAATAGTGGCTTTTCCTAAAGAATCAAGATACATTTTAGGCACAAAGCCTTCATGTTTTTTTATGCGTGCTTTAATTTCTTCGTAGTCCATAATAATCTTTTTTGGACTATTCTACACTTTTTTGTCTTTAAATCTACTTTTAAAATAAAAATTTTTTTATTATTTACTCTTGCCATTCTTCCTATTTCAGTTCCTGATTTTTTTCCTGATTTTCTTCTTGAAACTATTTTAACATCTATAAGTATCGTTTCTAAAGTTTTAGGATCCACGGCTACTAAATCTATAGCTGATTGAGTTTGACACCCTTTATATACAAAGTAATTTTGTTCTTGAAGCCAACAGATTGCTATATTTTCGCAGTAACAACCGATATTTTTTTTTATCATTTATTTAATAACATTATAACTAAAGAAGCTAATCCTACGATTATTCCTCCAGCTGATGTTATTAAAATATATTCTAAACGTTTTATTCTAAAACAAATATTATCTATTTTAGCACACGTTTCTTTTTGCATGATACGACATAATTTTTCATGATTATCAATTCTTATAGTAGCTATATCTGCTTTATTATAAGTTGATCTTTTTCTTTTATTTATTTTCATTTTGCTTCTTTTCTTAATTGTTTTATTTTTTCAAATTCAGGTTCTTTATATTTAAGTTTACCTTCAGATCCAAAAATATATTTTGCTCCTTTTAATGTTCCATCAATAACTCCACTTATAGCTTTTCCTAATAATTTTTGTACTCCTTTAGATACAGCTTCTGGTGGTTGTATTATATAAGGTTGACCTGCTCTTTTATTAGAAGTTCCAATCATAGGATCTACTGTTCCTTCTTCAAAATATTTATCAATTAATATAGGAGTAAGTCCCATAGCTTTTCTAGTTTGATATTTTTCTGGAATTATTTTAGTAGAAATTTCTTTAAATTTTTCAGCACCTTTTTCAATTTTTTCTCCAGCTTGAATAAGTCTAGTTCTACCAGCAACTTCTTTTACAACTTGTCCTAATTTAGATTGATCTAAACTAGCTGTTAATTTAGACATAAAAGTAGATTGTTGTGCTGGACTTAAATCATCAAGCCATTTTGGATAATTTCCGCCAATAAATTGTTTTTTAACTTGTTCTATAAAACTTTTATAATTTAAAACTTTATCTAATTGTTTTCCAGATCCATCTATAGAATCATAAATTCTTCCTAATCTATTAACAACTAATCTATTATGATTCAAAGGACCATAAATCATATCAATAAATAATCCAGCTTTATTAGCAGCTCCTGTTAATCCTTCTCCTGTGGCCGTTCTTTCTGGTTGTTGTAATAAAGTTAAAGCTTTACCTAAATCTTTATGGACATCATAAAATTCTTTACCCATAAATTTTTCTATGATTCCTTTATTATCTTTTAAATATTGTAATAATCTAACTCCATCAAAAGCTTCATATTGACCAAATCTACCTTTAGTTTTACCATACATATTTTCTAAAAAAGCAGTTTGAACATCTTTATAATATTCAGATCCAAAAGCTTTTTTTAAAACATTAACATCTGTAGTAGGTCCTTTTTGTATAATAGCTTCTACTATTTTATCTGGTGTCCAATTTTTAATATCTAATCCAAGACCTGGAAGTATTTTACTTCCATTCTTAACTAAATCAACTTTTTCAGCAACATATTTTTCTACTTGTTGTTGAGCAAAACCAGGTCCTTTCTTAAATTGATTAAATAAATCATCTCCTAAAATGTTTTTAAAATTACTTCCATATTTTTCCATAAATTCACCATGAGTCATTTTAGCTACTCCAGCTTCTTCTGAACCTTTAACTACTGTATCGTGGTAAAATTTAAATAAAGAAGATTTAAATTTATCTTTATTTGTAAAATTTTCATTTTTTAATATATCTCCTAATGCTTTAGAATTAGCTCTAGCATTAATATTATCACCCATAATATTAGTAAATATTTTTTCAGATTGTAAATTTGCTGATCTTACAACAGCAGGTGTAGCTCTACTTCCAATAACACTTGCTATATCTTGAAGAGAACTATTTTTAAATCCAAAATCTAATTGAGTCCATTCATCTGATAAGTTTTTTAATAACTCATTTCCAGGTTTATTTTCTACAGTTGAAATAGCATCTTTTATATTACTTTTTAATAATCTTATACCACCTAATAATTTAGGATTTTCTAAATTTTGTTGTTCTAAATTTCTTAAAATACTTAAAGTTCTTTTTGCATCACCATAAGTTAAATTTTGTAAAAAATCTTTATTAGAAAAAGATTTTTGTAAATCTTTTAATATATTAAAAGTTTGTTGATATTCAGGTGTTCTAAATAATTCTTTTTGTCTATTAGTACCTGCAATAATTTTATTTTCAGCTTCTATAGCAAGTTTTTCAGCATCAGTTGCATTTTTAGGAATAGATTTTAATGATTGAATTTCAAATTTTTTAGGTTCATCAAATTTACCTTCTGATAATATTCTTCTCCATGTCTTTAAATTATCTTTTGATAAGTCTAATTCTACCCTAGTTATCTCTGGATTTTTTTTAGAAAAATTAGTTATTTGAGTATTTAGTGTACTCATTCTTTCTCTAACTTGTTCTATTAATTTAGATGTGTAAAATCCAAAATCATCTAAAGAAGTTTGACTAGGACTAAAATTTAAATTTTTAAATTCTTTATCTCTTAATAATTGATTAGCAGCAACACTTTTATCAGCATTTGCTTGTTCTCCTATTACTATAGTTTCAGCTTGAGTTTTTATTCTATCTTTAGCTTTATTCATTCCTCCTTCAGTAAGATCATTAATTCCAGTTAATTCAGAAGTAACTTTACTTTCTATATCTTTTGCAATAACTTCATTTTTTCCTAGTAACTGACCAATTTTTTCTCTTTCTTGAGCTGATAAATTTTGAAATACTTTACTTTGAGGTATGGCTTTTTGAATATTAATAGCAAGATATTGATCAATTTGTTCTGCAGGAATTCCAGAATCAAGTAATTTTTGTCTAGCAGCAGCAACTGTATCTAATAATTCTTTATTAAAAATAGCTTCAACTCCTTTTTCTTTAACTTCTTTTTCTAAACCAACTATAGTATTAGTTAAATGTTTAGATAAATATTCTTCTCCTGATCCAAGAACATCAAATCTTCGTGAGTAATAAACTAAATAAGGAACTACTTTTTGAAAAGCACCCATAGTAAGTCCTGATACTGCGCCTTTTTTTAAAGATTGTTTAATAGCAAGTTCCATAAACTGTTCATCACTTAAATCAGGTTGAAGTCCAAAAGCTTTTCTACCAGCCATTAATTTTATAAATTCTCCAGAAGCTTCTCCAAATCCAGCTCCGCCAGCTGTTCCTATAACTGGAGATATTGTACTTCCAGCTATCGCTCCCGATGTAGATAAAGTAAATGGAATAGCATCACCCGATATAGAAGGAATATCACCTAAATCAGGTCCTTCTTTATTTACTGTACGAAAATAATTATCTCCGCCTAATTCTTTAGGAATTTTATAAATTAAAGCATCACTTTTTAATCCTCCATATCCTACATCAGCAATTTGTACTTTAATATTATCTTTATATTTATCAATTTCTTCTTTAGGAAATTGTTTAGATAAATCATCTATAATTAATTTTTTAGTATTAGGTATTAAAAATTGTGGTTCTGAAAATCCAAAACTTAAAGCAGCTCTATTTCCTGCTGATAAACCTTTATCAGTTCTTATTCCTCTTGCTTTTACTTGATCCCAATAACTAGGAGCAAGTGTATTCATTACATAAGTATCTGGATCTGTAATAATAATACCTGAACCATCTGCACTTGTAGGATATTGTATATCAGTTCCTTTTTCTAATTTTTTTAAAGTATCTATTCCTAATTTTTTATCAAATCCGTCTAAATTATTTGAATCATCAGTTATAGTTCTAAGTCCTTGAGATTTTAATTCAAATATAGATTGAGGTGTTTTTTTACCTTTAAGTAAATCTTGAGCATCTTGAACGGAGTATCCACCTTCTCCTACAAGTCTTTCTATAGTAGAAACTTCTTCTTGAGTAAATTCAGCCATTTTATTTTACCGGTTTTCTACTTTGATTGTATTCTTTTAAAATTTGTTCTCCTATTTGTTTTTGCTGAATTACATCTTTTTCTCTATTTTCTTTTATAATAGAATATAAATTAATATCTTTATCTTTAGGAATTGTTGGAGATATTTCTTTATAATATTTAGCTGTAGATAATTGAAAATTAGTAGCTTGTTTAGGATCATCTATACCATATAATTTTTTAAGTATTTCAGGATTAACTAATTTTTCATTTTGTTCTTTTAATTGAGCTTCTGACATTTTTCTTGAATCAAGTTTAGCTTGAAGATTTCCTGGATCTTTTTTAAGAAGATCAAAATATGTCTTAGCATTTAAATCAGCAAATTCATCAGTAGCTTTTTGAGAAGCTATTAATCTTGTTAAAGCTTCACCTGTTAATTTTCCACTACCAAATCCTTTAAATAATTGATCTAAATCTTTTTCTGATACTGGATATAAATTTTTAGCATATCCAATTGCCGCCTGAGTTGTAAGAGAATTTAATTGTTGTTGAAATACAACTTGATCATTCATATTCATTGCATTAATATCTTTACCCGCATAATCACTTAATAATTGATTATATTTATTTTGATCTTCAGGTTTTAAAAAAAGTAAAACTTCTTTTACTGGAAGTAAAGCATCCTGAACAAGTCCTGTCGGAAGTGTTTGACCTTTAGTTGCTGCAGCTTTCATTAAATCAAATCTTGCTTCTAATGCATTTTTTCCAGTAAATCTTACATCTTCATTTTTTTGAAAATTCTCAATATCTTTTTCCATAGCTTTTTCAGCTGGAGAAGCATACATTCTATTAGGACCTTGTAATGCTTTTTTCATAGATGCCATAGCTTTTACTTCTTCTATATCTAATTTTCTTGTTTTTTGTCTTTGAGCTACATCTTCAGAAATTACATCAGTTACGTTTTTAGCTATTTGTCCTAATGGACTTCTAGCTTCAGTTAATGGTTTATAACGAGAAGCTTCATCTATAGTTTTTAAAGATAGCATAAGAGCAAATCTTCTCTTAGGATCATTATAAGTTTCTTCTATTCTATTAGGAAAGTCAGTTGCAAAGTTCTTTAAAGATTTACCTACATAACTTCCAAAATCTGAAAGAGTTCCAGTAAATCCTTTATCTTCTTCTTTATTTCTTTCAACTGCTGCTTGTGTTTCTTGATCAGCTTGAACTTGTGATCTTAAAGCATCTTCACCTTTTAATACTGTACCTGCTTTTACTTCTTCAATAGTAGAAGTGGGAACTGTATTAGATAATCCATCACCCGTATATACTTCAATTTTTTTATCTTCTTCCATTTAATTAACTCTTTTAAATTCAACATCTACTTTAGAATAATCTACCATTAAATATCCATCTGTATTAAAGATAGAAGCATGAGGTACTTCATGAGCCATAACACCTTGATAAACTTTATCATCACCATTATAATTAAATGTATATATATTAATACCTGATGGAGATTTTCCAATTAGATTTATATTATTTTTTAAAGCTATATCTGACATTGCATAAATAGATCCAATTGCTCCTAAAGCTCCTGTAACTTGACCAAATGGACTTGGACCTTGCATTGGTGTAGAAGTATAACCTGTTCTTTCTTCTCCGTAACTTCTAATTGGAGCCCCTGCTAATGCACCAATAACTTGATTAATTTGATTTTGTTCAAATCCTTGTTTTTCTACGAAATCTCTAAATGCTTCAGTTAATCCAGCTTGTTGTATTCCTCTTTCTTGACCTCCAAATTGAGCAAGTCCCGATGAAGCACCTGCAAGAGAAGCAAGTTGAGCTTGAGAAGATCCTAATTGAGAAGCTCTATCAGCCGCAAATCTTTGAGCACCTGACTCGAATCCTGCTTGACGTAATCTTCCTGATACATCTCCTACTTGTCTTAAATATTCTCCACCTAATACACCACGTTGAACTCCTTCACGACCACCTCCAAATGCGCCTGCTCCTATAGCTTGACTTGATAAAGCTCGTTGTTGACCTTGATATGCTCTCTCTACATCACCTAACGCACTTGTCACAACTTGATTCTCATAAGGATTCATATATTGTTGTGCCATCGCTGGTGTAAATGTTTGTGCACCAATAGCAGCTAATTGACCTGCTTGTGGTAAAATTTGTTGACTATAAATATCACCCGCCTGTTGTTCTGTTGCAGTAAGCGGAGCTATACGTTGACCTGTATAAGCTTGAAATGGTTGTTGACTTTCAACGTCAGCACGTCTTAAAGTTTTTTCTTGAATTTCTTTAAAATAAGCAGGAATATCATATGTAGTTGTAGATTGTTGTGGTGCCTGTACTACAGTTGTTGATGGTTTAAAAATACTACCCATTGATTATATAAGTTCCTCCAATTACGTCAAATCCAAGTTTTAAAAAAGCAACATGTTTACGTGCTACTTCTTTTCCTTGGAATATTTCACAAATCGCAGTTAAACGATTTGCTTTTGCATATTCTTTCAATACGACCATCATTGAACGAAAGACACTATAGTTTCGATAACGTGGATTCACATGAAGCCATATAGTTCTTAAAAACTTTTTATCACTATACCACGTTTCGTCTATTGTAGCGCCTAATGTTCCTACAATAATATTATCGTATTCTACTACTATAACAAAACTATTTCTAATGTAAAATATAATATTTTCAAGGCTTTTTTTATTATTAGCATTTCCAAAGTTAAAAGGTGCTTCTTTTAACCATGTTTTAAGTAATTCCCGTATATTTACAGCATCAGAGATACGAGCTAGTCTTATTTTATATTTATCTTTTTCCATCAGCATTCACATTTACTCTAAGAGTACCAAATCTCCAGTTATCTCCTAAATTATTAGTTTGTACTCGAATAGCAACTTGTCTACCTCTAGCTCTAACACTACTATACCTAGTCGTAGAATTAGCTACAACATTCGTACTTTCATATTTTGTATCGTTTGGATAATCTCTTGTTCTTAAAGTAATCGTAGCATTACCAACTTGACTTTTAAAATCAGGTATTATTTTATCTATAAAACTAAATTCTTCTCCATCTGCTATATCACCATCACCTGATTCTATGTAAGATACAATAGCACTTCCATCAGCATTAACACCATCTTCTATATTATAAAGTAAAGTACGACCTGAAGTTAGACCATTAATTGTACTAATTGTGTTAGCAGTACTATTAGGAAAATAAGTTCCACCTACAGGAAATTCAGTTACAGCATTATCTTGATAAATACTTCTTTCAATCGTTCCAAAGTACCAAGAATTTTCTCCAAAATTAAACACAACATATCTATCTATTTGATCAGAGTTTGCAGAACAATAATACCAAGTTACTTCTGAGTAAAATGAATTAGATCCGCAATAAACTTGTGAGTATTGAACTTTATTAATATCATCAAATACATGATTAATAACTGGACATTCTATTTCTTGAACTGTTCCAGCATATCTAAAGAATTGTCCATCCGCCATCCAATATGCTATATCATTTATTATAATAGTCGCATTTAAACTTACAGCTCCGCAATCGTTACCGAGTTGCCTAAATCCATAAATAAAAGGAGGACCTATATACGCCATAGAGTGAAGTGCTGTATCAGTCCATACTAAAATAGTTCCTTTAGCAGGTTTAGCTGATCTTATTTCACTACCACCAGCTATACGTTGAGAACCCGCTGTATTAATTACATTAGGTGTCCATTCGTTATAATTTTCTTGATCAGACCAACGAATAAATAGTTTATCTTGAGTTGCTGTATTTCCAATTGTTGTCTCTGTTCCAAAACATGCTAATATTCTAGCATCAGTTGCAACCACTGATAATGTAGAAGTTGTAGGAGCATTTGCTATTATTGTAGCTCTATTATTCGTAAAACCAGCAGAAGTATCCCATAAATAAGTTGATCCATTTAATTGAGTTATAATTAAATCTTCTCCCCAGTTATTAACTGACCAGTTTCTTAAATCTATTTCAACTGTAGAAGTAATCGCTGGATTATTCCATCCTTGAGCACCATTCCAAGGGCCTGCGTTCCATCCATATCCAAAAGTTTGAAGAGAAGGACCTATATTTAATTGATATTGAATTGTAGCATTTCCATTTGCAGTAACTGTAGAAGTTGCAGCTGTATTCGTTAATATAACATAAGCATCAACATTAGTTATGCTTTGAATTTCAAATTCACCAGTAAGAGAAACGTTTGAAATACCACCAACATTAGCTACTGATACGTTAGAGATAGTAACAAAATCACCATCAAGAGCATTATGATTAGTCTGCTTTACAGTTACATTCGCATTAGAAATAACTGTACTAAAACAACTTATAGCACTATTCGTTTGACGAATTGGAGTAATATCAGCATTCGTTCCTTCTTGATTGACGTATATTTTACGATCAGTTCCTAAAGAAGTATAACGAGCCCCTGCTAAATCATACCAATTAAGTAAAGCTCTTCCTACTCCTACATAATAGCTATTGCTATATTTAGTCCAACCACCTATTTTTTGAGGAAGACCTTGCCTAAATCTTATCTTATCACAATCGACCCAACGTCCTTCTGCTCCAGTTTCGGTGTCTAATGTATCTAAGCCAGGCTGAAATGTAAGTTTTGTTAATGGCATATTGTGCCATTATATACAAAAATTTATGAATTTATACTATTTTTTAAACCAAGCTGGAAGTCCTAAATGAGGTCTACGATCATATATATTTTCTTTAGACCCTTTAGTTTCAACATTATTGTAATGTAAAAATACTTGACCACAATCATCAAAAGATAATTTATCTCTCCAATGTTCTAATTCATTTCCTCTATAAACTAACATATCACCAGGTTGTAACATTACTTTAACACCTTTAGATTTAGATGCTTTATAGTTACCAGTCTTTTCATCAACTCCTCCTAATGAAGCATCTGGTTCTAAATATATAGGCCAACAACCTCCGCCTAAATGCATAGTTGTAGAAATCTCACATGAAAATCTATCTTTATGTTTATGTAAGACATCTCCTTTTTTATAAATCCTAGCATAAGAATAATTTGGGTTTAATTTAAGAGATGTCTCTTTTTCCATTACTGGAAGTAATTTGACAAGTAATGTTTCCATTACAATGTCAGAATAGTGTGAATAAGTATCAGGAACCTGTTGATCGTTCCATACACCAAAATATTCTGTAAATTGACTTATATATTTATTATCAAACATTGTTCTAGCTACTTGTTTCTTCATCATAAAATAATCATAACAAAATTTAGCTAAATCTTCTGATATTGCTTCTTTAATAATTACATACTTATCTTTTTTAAAACTCATTTTTTCTCCTTTTTAGTTTGTGTTCTTACTGTATCAGTAATCATTCTTCTTACAGCTTGTAAATTAAAATGGATAAATCTAAATGGCTCTACTCCATCATCAACCACATATTGATGTTCCATGTAAGCAGGGAAGAATATCATTGTTCCAGGTTTTGGTTTATAGTGAATTTGATGTGTTCCTAAAGTTATATCAGTTTCATTCTTTAATGGTAACTGTGTAATAAGTTTAGCAGGTCTTGGATCGTGAAATACTGGCATTGAAGTTTTATCAGAGCACTTTAAAAAGTAAAAGCCAGATATATGATTATCGTAATGAATATGTCCCTCATGATGACCACCACCTTTTTCTCCAAATTCTTGTACCCAAAACTCCGTCCAAAATAATTCATAATTAGTTAAATCATAACCCATATGATCTAAAACATTCCATGAAGTTGAACCTATATAATCTTGTAATTCTTTTAAAGCAGGATCACCTACTAATGTTGTAGAATGATAACTCATTCCATGATCACCTATTTTTTTACCAAATTTCTTTTCACGTTCTTTAATAGCTTTAATATTATTCTTTTTAGCTTCTTTAATATATTTATCACAAACTTTATTAGTATCCTCTACCCATTCTGGAATTTCTATAGAATATACAGGTGAACTAAAATATATACTTGAGTTTAATTGATCCGTTTTTGCCATTAGTTTATTTTTAATTGTTTATTATTCATTTCTATCTTTCCTTTTATAAAAGTATCAAATGAAATGCAATATCTTTCTTCATTAGAGTTATTTTTTTCTGTATCATGTTCTAAAGAAGATGGAAATAAAATAATCATATTTTCTTTTAAATTTAAATTCCATTTATATGAATTAAACAATCCCCATTCTAAATAGTTTAATCTTATTAATGGTGATATTTCATTAATAGTAGAATCTTTTTTATAGAAAGTTATATTTCCTGAATTTTCAGGTATTTTAAAATATACAACACCTGATATTAAACTATTTTCGTGAAAATGTTTATGTGATTTGTCATTTTTAATATGTTTCATAGCCCAAGAATAAGTTATATAAAATTGTATATTTTTAGATATTTTATAAACTTCATTTGTATAAAAATTTAAATGTTCTTTAATTTGATTATTGATATTATTTAATATTTTATTATTTAATATTTTATTATTTTTTGATATATATCCGTTATTTAATTCTACTCTTTTGTAATCTAAATTTAATACATATTCTTTTTCTTTTTTAGAAATATTTAAATTACTTACATATAAAGGAGTTGAAAATAAAGGTGTTATTCCTCTTTCTATATTATTCATTTTATCTAAATGGATATCCTAAGTTCCAAATTACTAAAGAATATCTAGTTCCTTTTGTTACAGGTTTAACTCTATGCCAAACATGTGATGGAAATACTACAATAGATCCTCTTGCTGCTATTTCTGCACATTTTCTAATTGATTTTTTATCAGGATCCATATTTCTAAAATCAAACTCTAATTCACCACCTTCATAATCTTTTGGATCTGATAATGAACATGTAACTGATAATTTTCTAATTTTACCATTAGTATCTTTATTATCTTTATTTGCGTATGGAGTTTCCCAACTATCGCAATGCCAATCGTAAAATTGATTTAGTTTATATTTAGTAAATTGACATGACTCTGAAAAATCCCAATCAAAATTCCAACCAGCTAGTCTATTCGCTTGATGTATAAATGGTTGTATTTCTTTATATATCCAACGATCATTTAACCAAGCTATATTTGAATCTCGTTTTTTTTTTAAATCTACTATATCTTTATCATCTAGTGGTTTTCCTTTATTAATTTTTTCAGTTTGACCACCTGTAAGAGCTAATTGTTCTTGTTGTGCAGTTCCATATTTAATTAATTCATCACAAAATCTAGGAGTTAATGCGCTTTGAAAATAATAGTAGTAATTTTGTAAATTCATAATTCTTACTTTAGAAGTAATATTTTTTACTCAAAAGTAAACAAAAATTATTAGCTAACTGTAAGTGTTCCAGAAACCGTGAATGTCGCAACTTTACAACCTCCAGCTGGTGCCGGTAATGTTGTAACTGTATTAGTTCCTGGAGCTGCAGATATATTTGATGGTCCTGGTGCTCTTACAATAACAATACCTGATCCTCCAGATTTTCCGTAACCTTGAGGAGCTCCTGCAGGTGGATCCCAGTTGCTTTGTCCTCCACCCCCTCCTCCAGTATTGACTGTACCTGCTGTAGCTTGTATTGATCCACTTTTATTTCCACCTGATCCTCCTCCACCTGATCCTCCTGATGATGCTCCACTTGTTCCATAATCTCCACCCCCACCACCTCCAGCATAAGTTACCGGTGATCCTGAAATACTGTTTGCACTACCTGCTCCTCCTGGTCCACCTCCTGAACTTGGACCACTTCCAGTTGGATTACTTCCAGTTCCACCAGCACCACCTCCTCCACTACCTCCAAAACCACTTGGTACAGGAGACGTTCCTCCTGGATTTCCTTGTGGTGGACTTACTGGTGGTGTGTTACCTGATCCACCTGCACATGCTCTATGACCAGATCCTCCACCCGATCCACCTGGTTTATTAGATGAACCATTTCCTCCACCTCCACCTCCACCTGTTGAAGTAATTGTTGAAAATATTGAATCAGTTCCTCTTGCTCCACCTTCACAAGGTACACCTGGAATACCTCCATTTCCTCCTGCTCCTCCTGCTCCAATTGTTATTGGATAAGATAAGGATACCCCAAATCCACTTAATGTTAATTTTGTTCCACCTGGAAAAGATGTTCTATATCCTCCAGCTCCACCACCTCCTCCTGCTCTGTTACCATTACCATCTTGTCCTCCACCACCACCGGCCACTACTAAATAATCTGCTGATACTGATATGGCTGTTCCTGGTGTTGGCCACGTTCCTTGTTTCTGTGCACTAAATTGACTTTTTAAATTCCAAACACCACTTGCCTTGTTTAATTCTTTTACGATAACGATTCCCGAACCGCCGGCCCCACCAGCTCCTCTATTTCCTGATCCTCCACAATATCCACCACCTCCTCCACCACCACCACCGGTGTTAGTTGTTCCAGCAGATCCTGCTGTAAAAGATGATCCTGCTACTCCAGAATTTCCACCTCCTCCTGGTCCTCCTGCTACTGCTGGAGATGCTGGTCCTGTTGTCCAACTTGCTCCTCCTCCTCCTCCTGCATAAATTCCTGAATTAGGTATTGGTGCTGCAAATGAAGGACTTACATCCAAACCTGCTCCTCCTGTTCCTCCTATGTTTGGAGATGAACTAGGTGTTCCTACACTACCTGCTCCTCCACCACCTTCTCCACCTCTTGATGGTGTATCTGTTCCACCTATATTAGATTGTGGTGATCCTGATGTACCACCTAATTGAGCAGAAGTAATAATTGCTTCTCCACCTCCTGATGATTTAGTACTAAAACTTGAAACTGTTCCTGCTGCTCCTAAACCTTGACCTGTTGGGGCTGCTGGAGGTCCTCCAGCACCACCTGCTCCAATTGTAATTGGATAGGATGTTGCTCCACAAACTGAAATAGAAGAACAATTTAGAATACCTGCACCACCACCTCCTCCTCCACCTTGAGAAACAAAACCTGCTCCACCTCCTCCTCCACCAGATATAATAGCTGCTTGAACTACTCTAGTTCCTGGTTGTGTTGTGACTGTTGTTGATGAGGTAGCAATAGTTTGAGTACACTTTCCAAACGATGTTGGATTTAATGCTCCGATAATACCGCCATTGGGTGATGCCATAAGTCACTGTCCTTTTAAAAATTCTTTAACTTAGTTGCCTGTAGCAATCCAAGATGAAGTGTCAGGTGACCAAGCGAATGAATTTTGTTGATCGTCTTTACCAATCCATCTCTTTCCAGCTTCATCCCAAGAAATAAAGTATCTTACGTTATCTCCATAAG